GTGTATCGGCGATAGAATTCATCCTCCGCATCCTGAAAGGCTCCAGCCAGATCTTCCGGCCATGCGTCCGATCGGAATCCTTCAGGGCGATCCTTCGCGGCTTCCCTCAAGAATCTTTCAAGCCTTGGGGTCACACGGCGATCGATGACCTCCTTGAGGAAGGAGACCATCTGGGAAAGCTCCCTGATATATTCGCGCTCAACAGGATCCGGTGGCTGGATGCGGGGCGGCTTCCTGAGCTTCTTTCCCCTGGCCAGCTTCGCGGATACCGTCTTCCGAACCTGGTCACTCGCGGCCATCTAGTTCCTCGAGCTTCTTCTGGGCCCACTCGATTCCTTCACGGCCACCCCACAGCATGACGGCGATGTGTTGAGCTGTGGGCCCACCATCATCCTCCTTCTTCGCTGGGTCATAGTCGGCAAGGTGACGGGCGAAGGCGCTCATCCTGGCGATCGTGGTTCGGGAAAGGTTCTTTCCGTTCGAGAGATCCACGGCTCGCTTCACTCCGATGTTCGTTCCACCCCTTCCCCACTTCTTCCTCAGTTCAAGGCCTTGAGCGGCGGTCTCCTGGACGGACTTGGGTGGGATGAGATCTTCAGCGTCCACTCGCGCCGGAGGGGGAGTGGCTGGAGGTGGGTTCGGGCTTGGTTCTGGGGCCGGAGTCGGCTCTGGGCGAGGCTCCTCGAGCTTCACGTCCGCGCTCCACTTGCCGGATGCGAATCGAGAGTTCCTCACTTCAGTGGGATCCAGAACGCCGTTCTCGAGATAGATCTGGTCAGTGGCGGCTTGCTTCGCTCGGATCTCCACCAGCTCCTTGTCATCCATCTGCCATAGAGGATTGAACTCCACATCGAATGTGGTGGTGAGCTTGACTCCCACCGTGGACTGAGCGGCGATGAGTCGATAGATCCTCATGAGGATGGGGTGGAGGTAGTTCTCCTGGAGCTGGGAGAGGTAGTCGAAATAGTTCGATTCCTCGGCTCGGCCAGTTCCTCCCATCCCGGAGGGAGAGTTCCCGAAGAGTCGGGTGTGGGGGATGGGGGTCGCGGCCTGGATTCGCTTCGTCATCTTGTCCAAGATCTCTGGGATCCCAGCAAAGGAGCTGTTCGAGTATTCCATCGACTCACCCTCGGAGTCGATCACCAGAGCGTTCGCCAGGGACTTTCCTAGATTCAAGATCTGAAGGCGCTTCGTCACAAGATCGTCCTGGTTGTTCGCCACAAGGGACTGAAGGTTCTTGAGCTTGAAGATCGCCACGCGGAAGTCCTGGATCGCGTTCGCGGCGGAGTCGTGTGACGTGTTGAAGTTGAGAAGAGAATTCTTGAGCTGATTCAGGACGCTGTCATGCCAATAGTTATTCTGAGAGAATAACCTCGGGGCGAGGAGCTTTCCTTCGAAGCGGATCACTCGAGAGTGATGGAACTTCTGGCCAGCCGTGTCGCCTCCTTGACCGCCTCTCGGACTGATCGTGTAGTACTTGGGGAGACCATAGTTCGGAGAAGCGAGATCGGATTCAATGTCCTGGGCCGACAGCTCCCATCTTGTGAAGGCCACCACGGAACGGATCGACTTCACTCGGTCGGGATTCAAGGGCGTGGAATAGTCCAGTGTGTCATCGGTCATGAGGAGAAGTCCCCCTCCCCCATACATCCTGGCATACTTCCAGGCCAGCTCCACCTTCCCGGCGAGCTTCAGACGGTCATAGAATTCGGAGTTCAGCTTCTTGGCTTGATCTTCCTCCACACCGATGAGCTTCCATCCTTCGCGGAGGGAATCTTCCACGGGATAGTCCACCACCTTGGAGGCGATGTCGTCAGCCGCATAGAGCTGCTCAGCCTGAGACTCATCCATCCGCTTCCAAACGGCTTCAGCGTCCATCCGCTTGTCTTTCCCCTTGATGCCTAGACCAGTGAGAATGTTCGCCCAGCCGTCCACCTTAAGGCGTGACGGATCGATTCCTGAAGTTTGTTTTTTTGCCATCCTATTCCCCCGTATCTTAATTCTATCACGGTGGATCAAGTCGGAGGAAGGGTCAAGACCTAGATCGTCACGAACGCGGCGAAGTCACCGCCATTGTCCTTGAGGTATTGAAGGGCCTGGGAGGTGGTGTCCACCTGGTCATTGTCCGCGGAGTTCGGGAACTTGAGAAGCTCTGACTCATAGGCCGGAACCCAGTGATGGGTCTCGGGGGAGGGGATCAACACGTTCCCGGCTTCGATGAGTGGGGACACAGCTCGGAGTCTCGCGAGCTTGGAGCCGTATGGCATACACGGAATGATCCCGGAGATCTTCTCCTTCAGGGTCTCGATGATGGCTGGGCCGTTCGCCTTGTCCTCCACCACGATGGCTGTGGTTCGTGGCCACTTGGTTCTCATGTCCTGGATCGCTTTCACTGTGTCGATGAAGCCCATCCGCCTTCTGTCCTGGTCGAGGAGGAAGAAGTTCGGGCCCTTCTTTCCCCAAGCCTGGACGGCCACGAAGGATGAGGAGTCGGTCGCCTTGAAGGCCGCATCCACGGAAAGGATCACGATGTCGAGGAAAGCTGGGAGATCCTTGGGAAGCCAGGTCTTCAGCCATCCCTTCTGGATCTCGTTCCCCTTCTCTTCCATGGGCCGCTGTTGATAGAGCGCGAGCCAGTTCCTAGACCCTTGGGTTCGGCGGATCTTTCGACACTCAGCTTCATCGAATTTTTCCGGCCAGAGGGGGATCCCTGGTTCTTTCCTGGGGTCGCCGGGGATGGGGGTCTCTTCGGAAAGCATGGGGAAGCGAACGATGTCCCACTGTTCCGCGTCATCGCTTTCCTTCATCTCCTTCTCGAGCCAGCCAGCGAGATCGTCATCATGCCACCTTTGCATCACAAGACAGATCCCAGCTCCCTTCTCTCGGCGAGAGTAAAGGGCCCCGCGATACCAGTCCTTGAGGTGTTTACGATAGGACTCGGACTCGGCTTCCTCCGGGTTCTTGATGGGGTCATCGATGAAGATATAGTCCCCGCCCTTTCCCACGATACCGCCGCCCACGCCAGCGCATCGATAGGATCCGCGATACTTGAAGATGTCGAAGCCTTCAGAGTTCCTGGTGTATGTGGTTCCCGTCTGTTCGTCTTTCATGCCGTCGCCTGGAAGAAGAACTTCTGGGAATAACTGGCGATATTCTGGTGAGTCGATGGTGAACTGGACATCCCTGTTCATTTCTCCGGCGAGAGAAGCGGAATAAGATGTCGCGATGATCCTGGCCCTTGGGTTCTTTCCGAAGATCAGAGCTGGAGCCCGTCTCGAGATCATCTCCGACTTACCGCATCGCGGCGGAAGGAACACCATGAGGTTCGGGATTTTTCTTTCGATGAACAGGTCGAGCTTCCGGCCTAAGACGCGATGATGCCAGTTCACTTGGAACTTGCCTTTGAACGTCCAGATGGTGAAGGGGAGAATCGAACTCCTGGCTTGAGCCAGGGCCTTCTCGAGATAGATGTCTTCTATTCTAGTCTTCGGACTCTTCTTCACTGGCCGCCTCGCTGAAGATGTCCTTCATCTTGTTCAAGGCCTCTCGGGCTTCTTCCTTGGAAAGATTCGAGAACTTGATCGGGCCTCCACCCTTGCCACCCAGCTCCACTTCCTTTCGGTCTCTCCACCTGGCCGGGAACTTGTTCTTGAGCGCGAAGATCGTGGCTGTGGCATTGAAGACAGCGGGCTCGAACTCTCGCTCCATGATGACCTTGCCATCCGCGTCATACATGACATTCCCGAAGTCATCGGTCTTCGGGGTCTCCTTCTTGATCCGGCGAAGTTGACCAGTCGCGCCAGCGCGGAGGATCTCCTCCCAGGTCTTCTCGGAAAGTTTTTCGCCCTGGCTTTTGGCTTCAAGAAATTCAGGATGCGCGTCAAGCCAGTCATAGAGCGTCTGGTGAGAGACCATGGGATCCAGTGTCGCCCCAAAGGTGTGAAAGCCGTGGCCGAGCCTCATGTGTTCGATCAGCTTCTTGCAATACGCGGGACTATAGGAAGACGGTCTTCCGACAGGCTTCTTCTTGGGGGGAGGGGATTTTTTCGGCTTCTTCTTCGATGCCATAGTGTCATTATACCATGCGCGTTATGAGCGCCCAAGGTACTCCTCGGGGTCGATTCCAGTCCAGGCTGGTGGTTTACCTGGAAAGCGGAAAAGACGAGTCTTCAAGACCACGATCGTCATCACACAGAAGCCTGGCTGGAGATACTTCTCATCCTGGAGAATATATCGGACAGCGCAGATCGCCTCCTGTCCCGTGTATTCCCCTTTCAGTGGGTTCCATTCCTTGAGGTGAAGGAAGTCGCCGGACTTATAGTCCCGATCATTCTTCCGGACTTCAAACCGCTTGGATTCGTTCGCCACCTCCTTGAAGTATTCTGGGAGGATCTTGAGTTCGTGGGTTCGGTATTCAGTCAGGTCAGGCATGGGTCAGGGCTCCTTTGAAGTGAAAGTTTTTTTCGCGCTCATTGATCCGGTGAAGGCGATGTTCTTGGACTCTCACCTTCAGGGCCGCCTCCCATAAGTCCTCGGATCTATACACGAACTTATATCTGACCCCGTGGGACATCTGGGTTCTTACTTCTCTGGGGATCTCGAGCCGCTTCGCGAACACGCGGAAAGCGTCAGCCTGGATGAACAGCCAGTCGGCGGATTCGTTCGCGTCCAGATAGGATCCTCCTGGGGCCTTGAGACCATAGGGATAGACGGTCAAGATCTTAAGATCTAGGAGCCATGAGTCCGCGGCCTGGTTCACACAGCTTCGCTTGACCCTGGCGTTCATGAGTCTTCCGTCTTCACACTCGAACAGAATAATGGAATCGGTGTCGGGTCTAGGCTGACTCCTTGAAAGGAAAAATTCTCCTGTGTCCTGAAGAACATCCAGGAGAAGATCGAATTTTTCTTTCGGGAAGGTGAGGCGAATCATCCCACCTTCTTCTTCTCAGCTCGCTTGATGGAATCCTCCAGCGAAGCGGTCGCCACGTCCACCACTCGGGACATCGACAGACCAGTCTTCTCAGCCAGCTTCCGGATCCTCTCATCCACTTCAGGGAGAACCTTGAAGCAGATCGAGAGTCTAGGCTGGGATGTGGTCTTCGCCTTCTCAATTCTTTCCATGATCTTATTTTTCGCCATCTTGATGGGCCTCCTATATTGGATTGAATAGCATGATTAGGATCTGGATTCCAAGGCCTTCCGCGCCTTCTTGTATCCCCAGGGCTTCCTGGAGAAGAGGGAAAGCTGGCCAGCCATATCGAGCTTCTTCGCGGAGCGGTATCCCTTGAACTTCCGAAGACAGCCGGATCCAGCTCCCAGTCGGCGAGACTTCTCTGATCTCAGTGGACGGCGACAGAAGCGACACTTCATGAACTTAGTTCGATTCCCGTTCTCCTTGATGCCAACAAGGCATACTCAGGATTCAATTCTATTCCTAAAAATTTTCTATTGTGTCCGATCGCCACAAGTCCTGTCGTTCCAGATCCGAGGAAAGGATCAAGAACTAATCCTTCTGGTGGGCTCCCTGCGAGAATACATGGTCTTATCAGGTCTGGAGGGAATGTCGCGAAGTGAGCCCCTTTGAATGGCTTAGTGGATACAGTCCACACCGATCTTTTATTCCTATATTCTTTTATTGATCGAAAGGGAAGCTGACCAGGAAGCGGCTCGCCTTTCGCTGTAAAACTTCCCTTCTTCGCGCTCGATCTAATCTTCTGGCTTCGACCTATCGATCCGTATATGGCTGGCTCCTTGATTGATTCGGAATCGAAATAGTATTTTTTATTTTTCGAAAGCAGAAAAATATATTCATGCGACTTTGTGCATCTGTCAGTTACAGACTCAGGCATTGGATTAGGCTTAGACCAAATTATATCTTGACGAAGGTTCCACCCATCTTCCTGAAGGGCGAAGGCCACTCTCCAAGGAATACCTATAAGATTTTTCTGACGAAGGCCTGGGGGAGGGGGAATCCAAGCGCGTCCTATTTGCTTGCTCTGTCTTGCCGACTCATGTAATCCACATGGCTTCTGAGATCCGCGAATGGATTCTATCTGACCCAATACTCCACCCTCAAGGGTCGATGTGTTTTTCACTAAGTTTCCGCCGCGACCAGATCCAGCATACGAGTCGCCAAGATTCAGCCAAAGGGTTCCAGATGGCTTTAGTATTCTTCTGACTTCTCGAAAAACATTCACTATTTTTTCGGTGTATTCTTCCGGTGTTTTTTCTTGTCCTATCTGTCCCTCTTTCCCATAGTCTCGAAGCCCATAGTAGGGGGGAGATGTGACGCAACAGTCAACCGATTCGCTTGGAATCTCTTTCAATTTTTCAAAAACATCGCCGACAAGAATCATTTTTCGGTGATACCATAGGGAATGAATTGTTATCAATCCATTATTAAGGAACATTCCGGTGGAATAGTCGCATCTTAGACCGAAGTTCCTCCACGGATTCCGCGAAGCAAGCGAAGCCACCAGCGGCAAGGACAAGATTCACCAGCTCCTCCTGGTGTGGCTCGCGAACTCCTCCAGGGGCCTTGACCTCCACCATGAAGATGTGAGCGCGACCTTCGATCGTCCAGAAGCCAGTGATGTCCAGGAGCTTCTTCTCGTTCTTGGAGGATCTCTTCCTTCCCATCATCGGACGATAGGCTGGCGTGTATGTGAACCAGATGGCTGGACACATGGAGAGATAGTCGGCGATCTCCTTCTTGACTTGGCCTTCAGGAGTCATCTTCTTCCTCCACTTCAGGATCTTCTTCTTCATGACATCGACAGAGACAAGCCTCATAAGCTGGCAAGAATTCGACAGGGATTCTCTGGCGCTTGGCTTCACACACCAGTGGATCCTCGGACTTGCATCTTCGACAGTGACTCATCCCGATCAGGATGAACTGAATTCGTTTACTTGTCCACCTGGCTCCGGATGAGCTTGTCGCCTATAAGTTCCCAGCCGAGCTTCTGAAGATGTTCGAGAACGTGTGGGTGATTCTTGAGGAAGAGAATTTTTCCGCGATGCCATGCGTATCCATCGCCGTTCTGTGTGTGACACCCCTGGCATAAGGGAAGAAGATTGAACCAGTCATCGCCTCCCCCCGCCCCGCGTGACTTGACATGATGGGCCTCGCTTGGCCATGAGCCACAGGCGAGACATCTCAGGTTCCGGATCTGCTCGACGAACTTAGGATCCCTCTTTGGCATCTTCTTTCCTTGTGGTTACGCCCCTTCGGAGAAGGGCGGCCACGAAGTTCCAGGATGGTCTAAGTGATTCGCGAAGCGGAGCCTCAACCGTGACCCGAAGTCCGCTGTCTGAAAGTTCCATGAGACCACATTCTGGCGGTATCTCTTCTGTCTTGACTAGGCCCTTGGGCGTTACGAAATAAAAATAGTTTGAGAAAAACAGTCCCATCCTTCGCTTCTCTGGTTTCTTGATCTCATTCAAGAAGTCGGCCCTTGAGGTCTTGATCTCGAAGCAATACCTGGCATTGTTTGCGGATGGCCATGCGGCTATAACGAAAGCATCAAGATACCTTGACCCCTTCCATCCTGTTCCAACAGGACACTCTTCGAAGTATAGATATTGACGGGGATCTCCGTATCTTCGGAATAGAGCCTTCTTGATCTCCTCTGAAGTCACTCCTTGCTTCCTCCCCAAGGAGAGAACTCCACTCGCCCACACTGAGCGCAATGATGGAGCCCGTGGTCAATCGATGCGGCGACAGCCGTGGACTTGAAGTCCATTCGGACGTGTCCCACGATGGGGGTCTTCCTCCAGATGTGACCCTTGATGAGACACCGGATGGCAGACATCAAGTTAATGATTCGAATAGTCATGCAAGCTCCGCGATCTCTTTCAGTCTCTCGATCACTCTAGGGTGGGAGGGAAGCTGGGTGTGTCTGGTTCCGTCCAGGATCTCTTCGTTCCACATCTGGCTGACGAAGTATCCGCGGAGGCCTTTCGGCTGGAAGAAGTTCTGAGTCCTGTCGATGTGAAGGATTGACTTCAGCCGGAATCCTCCTTGAGGCTCAAGTCTTGGGTCAAGGGTGATGAGCGCGGAAGGATTGACTTTCCCCTCATTCACCAGGCGGATCGCTTTCCCACCACCGAAGGAATGTCCCACAAGAATGGATCCAGGCGGGATCTTGGGATTCGGCCACCACCAGGGGAACCACTTCACAGTGAATCCGGCCTTGATGATAGGACTTCGACACCACGCGCCGACCTCGCCGCCTAGACCTTCGATGACATAGATCGTCCGATTCACTTCTTCACCCAGCCTAGGGCCTTGGCCGCTTGCCAGCTTTCGAAGGTGATCCTTCTGGGGGATTCAATTCGCTTGAGCTGAAAGTTCCTCTCGCCATCCTTGTCGCGGATGAAGTGGCCTGTATAGGTTCCCGGATACTTCTTGTTTTTCCAGATAGGCTTCACTTTCCACCTCCCACTCCTGGGACAGGCTTGTTCAGAGAGTTCATCTGGTCAGCTTTCATGAGCCACATCAAGGCCTCCTCGAGCTTCGTGAAAGTGAGAGAAGACTCTCTGGACTTGGGAAGCGTGGACACAAGGGTCATCGCATTGATGATAGAGTCCGCGGCCTTGTTATATTGTTCGTTCATGGGTTCTCCTTTGAGGTGAAGCGCGATCTGTGAAGGTCTTTCGGATCAGCGATCACGCCGAGAATGTCCTGATCCACCAGATATAAGGGAGTCTCGAAGAGAACGACAGGCTGGCCGCCCACTTCCTTAATGAGTTCAAGGAGTTCGTCTCCTCCAGCCACGATGGCTCCAGGTCGCTCACGATAGTGGCGGACATAGTTCTGGATCATCTTGTCGAGTCGCTGAAGCTGTCGTCCCATAGGCTCACCGAAAAAAATAGCCGGAAAGCCACACCACTGAGACACAGAAGGCAAGGGAAGCGGCGATCTCTGACCAGTCTGAAAGAAGAAGTTCATGGATCATTCTCTTTCAGTGTGTGACCTGGCGCGTCCTTTGTCGAGTCTCGACATTCAAGAAGCCACACATCATTCGCATAGGAAGCGAAGGGATGACGGAAGTATCCGGTCGGGCCGTGGAAGATTCCCATGGGAACATTGAAGCCCACGGTCTCATCGCCGATTCTCGGGGGCCCATAGATCTCTTCCTGTTTTTTCCTCCAGGTTCGGATCGCCCAGTTTGTGAACGGATAGCCTTGACGATACACCATGTCAATGGTCAGCCATCTGAGCTGGCGGCCAGAGGTGGCGCGATCGTCCTTCTCTCGCCATGCGTTCCATAGAAGATAGATCGAATAGTTCAGGCGATGCCATCGATTCATCTTCTTCTTCGGATCCTTGGTCGCGAGACGGATGATTCCTGGAAGCCAGAAGAATCTTCCGAACCACTTCTTCACTTCGATCTGTGGGGTCTCTTCGGTGTTGTCGAAGTACCACTTGAACATCATGGGGATCTTGATTCCCCATAAGGTCATGAAGCCAGCCGTCCAGCGGTTCCCGATTTTTTCCAGCTCCCTCGCATACCTTGGGAGATCGAGATAGAAGGCCGTTACTGATAGCGCCATGATGTCATCGTGGGCCTGGTCTTCCATCTTCGTGGCGGCCCGATTGAACACGCCAGTCACGTCTCTGGTGGACTCGATGAACTCGATCGCCTTTCGCTGATCCTCGACATCCACGATCCCCATGACTCCGATCATCTTGTGATGAACCGCGCCGATGACG